TCACGAGAGTTAGCCCGCGATTTTACATTGTTTGGTCGCGTTATCTGTACTTCAAATAACGACCCGCGTGATGGACCACCGAACCAGTCCATTTGCGTTTTAAATTCGTTTATTCTAAATGCCATTATTTGCCTCTTGCGATTTTTCTAGAATCCGCATATACTTTCGTTGCTGTAGCTCCAACAAACTTCTGTACTGGTAAGAACAATGCGATATCCCATTCAGCAGGATTTACATACGCAGGCTTTGATCTTATATGTGCACTCAGATAATGTTTAATACAAGGCTGAAATTCTTTGAATTTGGTAGCGCTGTTTAAAATACTATATGAAGCAGTTAGCTTAGTTGTTTCGTCAAAGTTCTTGTTATTTAGCACTGTGTATAATTGATCCATTAATTTTGCTCGTAAAATCGGTGGTAAATAATGCATGTTGATACCAAGGAATCCACCTTTAGCCTTATTTATTGGAAATATAAGCGGAAATCTATCGTAATATGGTAAAGTATCTTTATGTTTAGGATCATAAGCAAACAAATACATGTTACCTAACTGGAAACTGCTATCTTGCCGGCGTTCATTGTCGCCTGTTAATTCTTTAATAAGCTTGTCGCCAGACGACCTATTTCTTTGAGTACGACTAACACCTTTAGCTTGATTACGGTACCATTCTCTAGCCGCTTCACTACGTGCCGGTGCGTTTCCAGATCTAATGCCTCTAAGGAGGATGTCGTCAAATATAGCTGCCATTTACTTTATTCCTAATTGATCTTCGGTGTAAATCTGGAAATCCCAGCCACGCGATTTACAAAAAATTGTAGCTGCTTTCCATTTTGCTTCGTTTATTCCCCAAGTTTTAACTTCATTTATGTAAGTTCTTGAGACGCGCCCTTTTGGTGTTTTACTTTTACTTATGTCAGGCGGCTTAGTTTGGTATTTGGGTTTAATTTCAATCATTAATGTTCTTTCACCGCCACCTTTAGCAATTGGTACTCTACTATGTACTATAACATCTGGATAATATCTATGCCGCTTCCCATCTATTGGAGAATAATACGGAACAACTACTTCTTCAGATTGCCACCAAATAACATCTGGGTGCATATCTACATATCTAAAAAACTTAAACTCCCACATAGAACGATAAATAATCTTAGTAGGATCACCTTTATATTTGCTTGGATTTTTAGGTTTAAACCTACCGCTATAAGCCATTCATTCACCTTGTTATAAATAGAAATAATAGATTATTTATATTCAAAAGGGTAGTTGCAATTATGTCAGGAAATAGACCAGAAGAAGCTATAGCGGCCGCCGAATATGCTAGCGCGTCGGACGGGAAAGTAATGAGGTTTCCAGATAAGCCGTTTCCTCATAGTATGCTATTAGTTTTTGAAGCGTATGATTACAAGAAATTATCTACGGAATATGCAAAGAACTTGTCTGGCACACAAGGAGATAGTGGATGGGGCCCAACAAATAGGCAATCCGGTATTGAATTACGCAGTACACAATCTATAGAATTACCTTTCCCAAAACAACTACAAGATGCAACTGGTTTAATTTATAATAATATGAGTCAAGATCCGTTAATAGAAGCATCAGTGCGGAAAATGGCAGATTTTGCCCAAGGCCAAGGTAATGCCGCTATTGGTAATATTTCAGGTATATTGCAAGGAATTGGAGGTAGTGCTGCGGCTAGTTCTGGAATCGGCGGTGGCTTTAATGCTGCCGGCAAGGCAGTAGCCGAGACTGGCGTAACTGATGCTGCTAATGCTGCAATGTATCTATTAAGAAAAACTATTCCGCAGGCTGGTTCAGTAAATCTTGCGCTAGGTCAAACACTTAACCCAAGAGAAACAATAGCATTTGAAGGTGTTCAGCTTAAGTCTCACACATTTAACTGGGATTTGTTTCCTAGTAATGCACAAGATTCTGCAAGAATACAAGATATTATTAATCAAATGAAAAGATCTGTTTTACCCGTAACACGAGATCTAGGCGCTGGTGATTTAGCAATTAAAAAAGCTTTCTTAGAATTTCCAAATATGTGTAAAATATATCTTATAGGTGTAGACGCACAATACTTTATGAAATTTAAACCTGCTATGGTTACTAATATGACTGTTGACTATGGCGCAGGTGGTAACTTAGCAATTATGCAAGGCGGTCGACCAGCTGGCGTTAATATTTCAATAACATTGCAAGAGTTGCAAATTGAAACAGCTAATGACTTTGGTGCAGTATCACCAACACCAATGGAAGGTAGATCTTTTGAAGAAACAAATGTAGACGCAAGCCTCAGTGGCGGTGCAAGTCAATTTTCGAATGGAACACAAAACGCATGAAGTATTTTGAAAATTTCCCAACAATAGAATATGAAGGCCAACAGGTAAAAGACATCACTCGTAGAAATTCTTTTACATCTTTTGTTACTTCTAATCCTATGCTATATTTGCCTTATACGGTAAAAGAAGGTTATAAGCCTGAAGATGTAGCAAACGCGTATTATGGATCTACTGATTTTACGTGGCTCGTATGCATGTCAAATAATATCATTGATCCTTATCATCAATGGCCAATGTCTGAATCAATTTTTAATGCTTACTTAGTAGAAAAATACGGTGAGGTATCTGGTCGCGTTGGTGACGAAGTTGTCGAATGGACACAAGAAGATAATGGTGACAATATCATCTATTATTATAGAGAGGTTTAATAAATGGCTGTAGATATAATTAAACTAGCGCCAGAATCGTTTCAAACAATTTATCTTCGAAAAGAAGATCGTATTATCTTGCGCACAGAACAAGGTCGTAAAATTATTATCAAACGTATTATTCCTTCTGAGTGGAAAGAATGGAAAGTTTATGATCAAGAACTTGCAGAGAATGAAAATAAAAAAGAAATCTTCTTGGTAGATAGAGGATATTTACCTCTTATCACAAATGAATTCTCTAGAAAAATAAGAACCTAATGGCTGATTTTAACCCAACATCCATCGAAATAATTAAAGCAGAACTTATTTCGTATGACGAGAAAACTAAACGAGATATTTCTTCAAACTATATTTATGGTTTTGAAATTGTTCAGTCTATGGATGCCGTTGCTTACAGCGGGACGCTTAACGTTCTTGATAGCTCAGGTATACTAGAAGGCATGCCTATACGCGGTGAAGAAACTTTAAACTTCTGGATAGAAGGTATGGATTTTAACACAAAGGTTAAAATTTCTGCTATTATCCATAAAGTTACTGATATCACACCGAGTGCAAACTCAAATAGTGTAACTTATACACTGCATTTTGTTTCTAAGCATTCATTTAAAGCTAGTACTAAAAAGGTTCTTACATCTTTTAATAGTACGCCAAGTGTAATGGCTCGAGATATTTTTAAAGAAAACTTTGCTAAATTGGGAATTGGTTCTGTTAACGACAAAGATAGTATAAAGGATAAATTAACTCTTCCTTATCTTTCTACTAGTTATCCTCTTATTAAAGAAGGCGATACTCGTAATGAGCCGGATAGATTTTTTATTGTTCAGCCAGCTACTAATCAAACGCGTGTTATTATTCCTGACTTAAGTCCTACTGAATCAATGTTTTTTGTAGCTGCTCGAGCCTTTAATGCTAAAGCACCATCACAAACATTTAGATTCTTTGAAACATTAGAAAACTTTTATTTTTGTACAGATGAGTATTTTATTAAAAAGGCAAATAATGTTGAAAGCAGAATACTAAACTTATTTTATGCCCCGGCAGTAGATTTAGATGCGAAAAACGTAGCAGCCCAGTTTGATAGAATTGAAGACTTACATATTCTATCTAAAGGTATCGATACATCTGATGATTTATTTTCGGGTGCGTACACAAATGAAGTTGTTGAAATTGATTTTGTTAGAAGAAGATTTGATATTAGTAAGTTCAATTACGATAATGCGGCTTACATCGATATGTCTGGTACGACAAGATCTATAGCTGATAATCCTCATACTGAAAGTTTTAGAAAAGCAACGTTTACTGATGCTAATGCTAGAAGATTTATGGTGTTTAAAAATTACACAAGTTTAGGTCAAGCAGATTCTGCGCTTTTGCCAAATCAGCATCTTCCTGAAATTGTTCATAATAGAGTTTCGTATTATCACCACTTAAACAATACTTCTTTAGTGGCAGTTATGAAAGGTAGATTAGATATTAGACCTGGAATGCTCGTAAGTTTAGATATTAAAACTCTTGATTTTGTAAACCCCAACATTGTTCAAAATGCTTCACTGGCCGGCCGATATTTAGTGCAGCAAACTGTGCATGTTATGGACGACCAAGGTACTTTAAACACAACATTAAAACTCGCCAAATTTGACTGGAGTGGCAGTAAACAGATTGCGTCTATTGAGACTGCAGATATACCTAATGGAGACGCGTATGTTTGATCACGGAGTAGGAATTAGAAATCCGTTATTTTTTGTTGGTGTAATAGAAAATAACGTTGACGCAAGATTAGAAGGTCGTGTGCAAGTACGAGCATTTGGTATTCATGGCACGTTAGACCAGGTTCCTACTGATATGCTTCCTTGGGCTATTGTTGCTCAGGGCGGATACGATCCAAATGTAGTACCAAAAGTAAATTCTTGGGTTTATGGAATGTTTCTTGATGGGCGTGATGCTCAACAACCAATGATCCTTGGTCTTATTCCAACACAATTTGTAGATCCACTTAATCCTACTAAAACTGGGTGGGGTGTTGTGCCTGATAAAGACGGCGATTTGGTAGCCCAAGGTTCAGCACCAAATGATGCAGGTCAACCGCAGAATTCAAGACTATCGCGCGGCGAATATATCCAAGAAACTCATGTTCTGCAACAAGAAATGGGTCGTGCTGTTGATGTGCCAATTGGTGGAACTGAAGAATCTTGGGATGAACCTGCACCAGCTTATCAGGCACAATACCCGCATAATAGAGTTATTGAAACCGCGGCACACAGTATCGAATTAGATGATACTCCTGGCGCTGAAAGAATTATGATTCATCATAAGTCTGGATCGTTTATTCAAATAGATTCTCGAGGTACCACAACTACGAAATCTGTTTCTGACAAATATGATGTTATGGATAGAAAACAACATGTAGTAGTTGGCGGTATGAGTACTGTTACTATTTTAGGTAATAGCTATGTGTATGTTAAAGGTAATAAAGTTGAAGAAATTGAAGGTGATTTAAAAACATTAGTTCATGGCAACCATATGTTATCTGTTGGCGGCCAATCTACACATATCGCAGGTGAACAAGTTCAAATTCGTGCAGGTGATGTTAAAGTTGAAGCTAATGTTGGTACAATGTCTATTAATGCTGCTAAAGAATTACAAGTAGAATCTGGTGATGGCGCTTACTTTAAGTCTGAAAAAGTTTGGATTCAAGCAACAGATACTTTGAATATTTTTGGTGATAAAATTAATATGCAAGGTACTACTGATTTTAATATTAAAGGCGACACTGTATTAAAAGTAGGATCTAATGGATTACTTCACCTTGATGCTGCAACTGTTAATATTGATGATTTTGTAAGTATGGCAAACGGCGGCGCGGTAGCTCCAGGTAATGCTGAAGAGTCAATAAGTGCAGACAAGGTTGAAGCACCAGAGCCAGTTGCTAAATCAACTTCTATTGTATCGCTATATCAGCCAGGTTCTATCGGTAGTTCGGGTGTTTCATCTAGAGATCATGGCGGTGATGGTTCAACATCTTCATCAGCAACCATTAGTTCTGTTAGTGCTGCTACACAAACTGCAGCAACACCACTACTTGATTTTATTGGTAATAAAGAATCTCAAGGATACGATGATATATCTGGCTTAGTTTCGCAATATAGATATCCAGGTAAAAGTCTTACTTCTATGACTATACAAGAAGTTCTTGATTGGCAAGAAAGTATTGATAGATTCCAGCTTTCAGAAGCTTCTGGCAGATATCAAATTATGGAAGATACACTTCGTGGCTATAATAATGACTCAGCTACTGGTCCAGGAAATCCTTTATATACAAGGGCTGGCTTAAGTGGTGGTTCAATGTTTAGCCCAGAAAATCAAGATAAACTGGCCATTGTTCTTCTTGAGCAAAGAGGCCTAAATAGATTCCTAACCGGTGAAATTACAAGAGAAGATTTCGCGAATAATCTCGCCAGTGAATGGGCATCTTTACCATTAGTATCTGGCCCTAACACTGGTAGGAGCAAATATTCTGGTGATCGAGCTGGCAATGTTGCATTAACCACTGTTCAAGAATTCTTAAATGCTATTGATGCGGTTAAATCATCTTACTCTGCTCCTCCGGGCGATCCAACTAATACTACAGAAGGACCACAATAATGGCGTGTACATGCAGACCCGGCAAAGAGCTTTGTAGAAGTTGTTTAAATAAAACAACTACGCCTTATGTTGGTAATACAGTTAATGGTAATGGGGAATATACTACTCACCAGATTAATGTATTCCAAGCCCAATTTGAAAAGACTATTGCTGCTGATGTAGAAAAAAATCCATTATCAGCAGCAGTTAATAAACACGGAAGTCAAAGCTTTTATAACGCTGTTGATAAAATCAATACTGATTTCTTAAAAAGAGATTTCATTGTTGAAAAATTGCCAGACTATACGGTTCTCGCAAAAAGACTAAAATACGGCGATATTACAGCATTAGAATTTGCTTCATTTATGAAAGATAGTAATTACACACCTTCTACTGTTCTTGTATCTGCTAATGCAAACGGGCCAAGATTTCTAAATGAGTTAGAAGCTTATTACAATGGGGATTTTTCAGATAGTGTCTTAGGTGGATTTTGTTCTTTGTTCGAAAATATTTTTGGAGCAATAGACGGATTCTTTGACTTGATTGGTTCTGTTGGAGCTCTTGTTCAAGACTTCTTTAATTTTCTCAGTAAAATCAGAAATATAAAAGATCCTCTTCAAGCAATATTTGATGCTATTAAAGTAAAAGCTTTACTTGATTCTATCATAGATAAGATTACTGAAACAATCAGAAAGACGATTACTGCAGTTTGTATGTCAATTGCAAACTTTAATGTTGAAGCAATTACAGGTCCAGTTACTACTCCAGTTCAGACAAACATTGTGGGTAAGATGGAAGATAAGAAAACCGCACTTCAATCAATATGCGGACCAGAAAATTCTAAAAAGATTGTAGATAAAATAAAAGCGCTAATTAGTTATGCCGTAGGATTATTTTCAAATCCCTCTTTAGAAGAAATACAATTCTTAATTGCTCGGTTATGTGCTTTAGCAACTGGCATCGAAGGGTTAATCAAAGGTTTGAAAAGCCCTCTTGATGATTTTGCTAATAGATATGACGAAGTGTTTAATACAATTTCAAATGCTTCAGCGCGTATAAGTGGTGAAGCAATTAGAGCTGGCGCAATCAGACCTTCTGAAGAGAACAGACAAGAACAGATAAATAACGCTAAAGTAGTATGGGAAAAAGCTGGAAACATCGCACTGCCGACGCCAGAAGAATATAAAAATCTTCCTAAGTGGGATGCACTACAAGCTAATACTGATACGAGATTAAAGATTCAAGGTGGATGGGTTACTAAAATGACCCCTGCTCGCGAAGGCTGGGAAATGCTCGATAAAGATGTACGAGTTTTAATTATGCGGATTCAAGCTGCAGCTAAAGAAGCTGGTATTACTAGCAGTTATCTTTACTTAAATAGTGGTTATAGAAACACAGCTTATAATACAGCTGTTGATGGCGCAAAATCATCTATGCACTTAAGCGGAAAAGCTGCGGATTTGACGTGGAACGGGTTTAGAGGAAGAAGTATCGAAGTGGATAGGTTTGTTATTCTTGCCAGAAGTCTCGGCTTCAGAGGGATAGGATTATATGATGGATTTATACACTTAGACGTCGGTAGTGAAAGACAATGGGACAAGAGGAGCTAGTAAATGGCCGCCACAATATTCACGGCTAGATCAAAAAAGATTACTCTGTATCAAGATTTTAAAAAGAATCTTGAGATAAGCCCAGTGTCGTCCGATTTAACTGTTTGGAAAGACGAAGACGCAGTAAAAGAATCAATTAAAAATCTTGTTCTTACAGATCGAGGTGAAAGATTAATGCAACCTAATATGGGTGGCAATATTAATGCTATGTTGTTTGAAAATATTACTCCCGCAGTTCTTATATTGATACAGAATCAAGTAAGAAATACAGTAGAATTATACGAACCAAGAGCAGAACTTATTGATGTGATTGCAACATCAAACATAGATGATTATACGGTAAGAGTTAAAATTATATTCTATATAACAAACGTACAGCAGCCTATTACGCTAGATGTATTCTTAGAGAGGACACGATAAATGGCTAAATTAAACATTTCAGAACTAGACTTTGAGTCTATCAAGACTCAGTTTAAAACTTATCTGAACAGCCAAACACAATTCAAAGATTATAACTTTGAAGGTTCAAACATGAGCGTGTTCCTAGACGTCTTGGCTTATAACACATACCAAAACAATTTCTATGCGAATATGGCAGTTAATGAAATGTTCTTAGATTCTGCTGTGTTGAAAAATTCAGTTATGTCTCACGCAAAAGAACTTAATTATCTTCCACGCTCAAGAAAATCTGCTAGAGCTGCTGTAACTGTAACTATTGTAGATTCAACTATCTTAGGTCAGACTGTTACAATACCGGCATATTCAGATTTTACAACTACATATCAAGGTGCTTCTTACAACTTCGTAAATTCTAAAACTTATGTTGCTCGCAAGACTGCTCCAGGCGTATTCGTTGCAGAAAATATAGAAATCTTTGAAGGTCAAATGCTTGCTAGCTTTGAGCGAGAAGGTTATTTCATTGGTGACGACGGTGTTCTAAGAGTTATTCTTACTAACGAAAACGCCGATACCGATTCAATCGAAGTATTCATTGATGCTGAAGCAACAGAAGATCAAAACCAATTTATTCGCAAAAATGATATCTTTGGAGTTGCTGCTGATGATAAAGTATTCTACGTAGAACCATATTATGACGGCCGATATACTGTATACTTTGGCAACAACGTATTTGGATTACAACCATCAGCTTTTGAAGATATTCGTGTAAGATACAGAATCACGAGTGGTCCTGAATCAAATGGCGCATTCTCATTCGCGTTAGAATCGCAGTTGGCAACTTCAACTGTTTCAGTAGAAACTATTGGTGCAGCGGCGGGCGGATCAGAAAGAGAGTCACTAGAAAATATCAGATACTTTGCTCCTAAGAGTTTACAGATTCAAGAAAGAGCAATTACTTCAAACGATTATGAAATTCTTCTCAAGCAAAACTTTCCAGAAATCGATTCGGTTTCTGCTTATGGTGGCGAAGAATTAGACCCACCACAATATGGTAGAGTTGCTATTTCTGTTTATCTTGGCGAAGGTCGTGAAGGCTTATCATCCGTTTTATCGGCCGCTTATATCAAATTTTTAAGAGAGAAAAGCCCGCTTGGAATTGAGCCAATGTTTATTCCGTCAGAATTTATATATGGCTGTGTAAACTCTAATGTGTATTTTGATCCTAAAGTTACTAAGAAATCATCTGGACAACTTGAATCTGAAATACGAACAGTTGTTTCCGGATATAATACAACATACCTAGATGATTTTGATACAACATTAAGATTATCTAAACTATCTGCGTTAATCGATGCTTCTAGTATTGCTATTATAAGTAATGAAATAACTGTATGTCCATATATTGTATATTCACCGGCACTAAACGTATCTTCGTCGCCATCGTTTAAATTTTACTCTAAGCTAGTTAAACCGTATCCATTTAAAGATTCTAACGGATTTACAGATTATAAACCAGCAATTGTAAGTGGAGTCTTCGAATATAACAATCTTGATTCTTATCTTCAAGATGATGGTCTTGGCAATATTCAAATCGTAACTTCAGACCTTGTTAATCCACAGATTGTTAAACCAATTGCTGGTAATGTAAATTATGAAACTGGCGAAATTAACCTTATTGATTTTAAGACAGAAGGTTATGCTGGTTCTGGAATCAGAATCATGGTAACAACATCTAATGACGATATAACATCCCCAGCAGGAAGAATATTCCTTATTCAGGATGACGATGTAACTATTAATATGGTTGAGGTTAAGTAAATGGCTGATAACACTGTCAACTTAGTAGAAAAGAATATAGCGTTTAATATAGCGCAGCAGTTCCCTGCTTATTATAGAGAGCATGGTGCTGAACTAGTTGATATGGTAGAGCAGTATTACAAATTTGTAGAAACAGAACCTAATATGGGTGTTTATAATACTCGTAGAATGTTTGAATATCGTGATATCGGTAGTACTCTTTCTGAAATGATCATTTATTTCAAAAAGACATTTATGGCAGATTTACCGCACATAGATGACGACGTAACAGTTAAATTTGTTATTCGTAATATTATGGATTTGTATCGGCGTAAAGGTACTGAGGCTGGTCTAGTATTATTCTTTAGAATGTTCTATAAGGAAGATATTCAAGTACGATATCCAGCAAAATATATGCTCAAGCCTTCAGATTCAATTTGGAAGACTGGTGTATATTTACAAATGTACCCAAACAACGATGAGTTTTATTCAACTAGCGGAGTTGCTTACCAATACAAAGACGTGTTAAGCCGCAACATCTATGGTTCTATTTCTAAAGCTAAAGCCATTGTAGATAAAATTAACTTCGTTTATTTAAATGGTACATTAACTCCCATCATTTACCTTGCTGATGTGAAAGGTAAATTTCAAAGATACGATGATATTGTTTCGCGTATTAATGGTGAGGATATATCTTTTGGCCGGTTGAACGGTTCTGCAGATTCTTTAGAAATTGATTTGAACTGGGGCGGAACTACTGGCAATAATATTGGTGATATATTTGATATTGAGAGTAGCTATGGCAAAGGTGGTATTGCTATTGTAACTGAACTTCAATCAGAGTTTACCGGAACAATAAAATACAACATAACAGACGGTGGTTTTGGTTATACTATTCCAGGCACAAAGCTATTAGTTTCAAATCAAGTTATTGTTCTACCCAACGAAGATTTTAAATTCGTAGAACTAGAAGTTTTACAAGATACTGCCGGAAATCAGGGTAGTGTCATAGGTCAAAACTCTATTGCAGTTGGTATCAAAATGGAGCCAGGTGACTCGTTTGATATTAGTAGAGATATTTCTACAGTAGATCGCGGGGCAGCAAACTTTACTCTTACTGCATATGACTTGAATTTAGATACTGGTGAAATATTTGCAGTTTCTACAAAAAATGATTCTTCTCCAGGACCTCTATATGCTAACACTGGAAATATTATAGATGTTAAAGTAGAAGAATTAGAAAACACTGAATCAGTTACTCTCATTACTGACATCATTGGAAACTTTTTAAACGTACCACTCAATTCCTCAAACTTCAACACGGTTCCGCCTGCCATAATTCCAATGTCGGGATTGACTAGTCCTGTTGTTTTAGCAACAGCATTAGAAGATGCGTTTGACTTAACACCATTTGATATTGGTACTATTAAATCTTTTGAAAACATAAACCCAGGCGCCGACTATAGCAATGATACATTTAGTCTTGTAGTAGATGAACAAATGGTAGCGTTTGAAAGATTCGATCAAGTTATTTTAGTTGCTGATTATAGTGCTAGTTTCTCAGTCGGTGATACTATCTACCAAGCATTAACAAATACAACTGGTAAAATTAAAGCAATTGATAATAACTTAGGTGCGTTATACGTAAGTCCTTATAGTTACTACGGGTTTAAGACTGGCGTAAGTGATAGCTTCACCCATAAAGGCAACTCTTACGATGTTCTTGCTGTAGAAAGAAATTATTCAACAAAAAGATTTGGTGAAAATGCTGTTGTTACTAATGAGACTTTATTCTCACAAGGAAGAATTTCCGGTGCAATAATCAGTAACTCGGGTTTTGGATATGTTAATGGCGAAACCATTACTCTTGTTGGTCTTGACGGAGTACACGCCGCTAGAGCAACAATAGGTGCAAGTTCGCAAGGTATTACTTCTGGATTCTGGGGTAGTCAAAGTTCTCATATTAATGGCTATTGGACAAACCCAGATAATAATGAGTTTGAATATTATGATGGGCAAATGAAAATTCAAGATAGTGATTACTACCAAGAATATTCTTATGAAATTAGATCAACAGTAGATCCAAAAAAATACATCAAAGTTGTAAAAGATACAATGCATCTTGCAGGTTCTAAACTGTTTGGTAATTTTATTTACGAGCAAAAGACCGGGCCGAAAATTACTTCTCAATTCCAATTAATTAGAAAAGATGATTATGTATTAGGTGGTTCAGATATTGTTGGTCCTAATCAAAGTATTGGTGATCAAACAGTTAGAGCAGATAATCTTATATTTACAGTAGATGATACAATCACATTCACTGTAGACAACGGCTAAAGTTAAATAAATAAGCTATAAACTAATAGGAGCAAACATGGCGAAGCAAATCATTAACGTAGGTACGGTAGCTAATGACGGAACTGGCGATCCGATACGTTCTGCCATGACCAAAACAAACGAAAACTTTACTGAAGTTTATAGTTTAGTAGATAGTATAGTTGTGCCAACTAGCATATATGATCTTGGCATTGCTGCAGGCACAGCCGGGCAAGTGCTTACCTCTGATGGAACAGGTGGCACTGCATTTACTACATTTGTTAGCCTGTCGTATGCTAATAATGACGTAGATGCGCACTTAAATACTAGTACTGCTTCAGCCACCGAAGTTTTAGGTTGGACTGGTAGCGATTATGACTGGGTAGCCCAGACTGCAGCATATACTGATGCCAGTGTTAACACTCATTTAAATACTGCTACTGCGTCTGCTAGTCAAGTTTTAAGTTGGACTGGTTCTGATTACGACTGGGTTGCTGCCGGCGGTAGCGGTTTACAATCAAGAACATCACCTTCTGGTTCAACTGCTTCTTTAGCGAATGATGCCAGCGGCGATCTTGATCTCACTGGATTTAAATCGTACTCGTTATTTACTATCACAACTGATAAAGCTGCTTGGGTTAGAATTTATGTTAACGCTGCCGTACGTACTGCAGATAATGCACGCGGAGAAGGTACTGATCCAACTCCTGACGCTGGTGTTATTGTAGAAGTAATTACTACTGGCGCTGAAACAGTTATAGTGTCTCCTGGTGTTATTGGATATAATCTCGAATCAACTCCAACAACCTCTATTCCATGTCGAGTTACAAACAAATCTGGAGTAACAGGTGCGGTAACCGTAACACTTAACCTTCTGCAATTAGAGGCTTAATGAATGCTTAAAGAATGGATTGTTACTCTTCACAGGAAAGAAGACCTCGAAGACTTTTACGCAGATATGGAATCGCCTCGTGGTAACCTATTCATTCCAAATAGAGCTGTTGATGTAGCGCATAGAAGACCGATTAGTCGTAATACTCATTACATGTTACAGCCTTCAGAAGTTGAACTTATTAAAGCTGATGATCGTGTTTGGGATGTTGAATTGGCAGAGCTTATTGATATTACAACTAGACCCGCTGGTTACACAATTTCAAACGGTGAGTTTGACAAAAGTTGGGCAAGCGATGCCTCAGATATCAATTGGGGTTTGTTAAGAAATAGTGAAGAAGTTAACAGAAACAATTGGGGTGCTAATGGAACATCTCTTGTAACAACTGACTTGACTATTACGGCTAGCGGAAAAAACATAGATGTGGTAATTGTCGATGGTCATATGGATCCAGCACACCCTGAGTTTGCCGTTAATCAAAACGGATCTGGTGGTTCAAGAGTACAGCAGTTTAATTGGTTTTCTTTAACTAACGCTGTAAGCGGTGGTTCAAACGGAACTTATACGTATCCACCATATATTGATGGCACTAACGCCGATCGAACTGCTGATAACAATCATGGCGCACATTGTTGTGGCACCGTCGCTGGTAACACTCAGGGGTGGGCTAGAGACGCCAATATTTACAATATTAGTCCATATGGCACTAACCCCAATGCCCTCTCCAGCAGCCTCATGTGGGACTACATACGACAGTGGCACAACACGAAGGCAATTAATCCTGAGACTGGTAGACGCAATCCGACTATCACAAACAATAGTTACGGCTCTTCAATTACTACAGGCCAAAACAGCTTTGGGTATCCAACAAAAGTAGTTTATCGTGGAGTAACATTTGATCCTGGAAGAGAATTAACTGCCGGTGAAATGCAGGTCAGGGGATTTTATGCGCCAACAAAAGATATGTCAATTCCGTATTTCTTTACATCTCGTAATGCTGATATGCAAGATGCTATTAATGATGGTATTCTTATTGTTGCTTCGGCGGGTAATGACTATTGGAAAACAGTAAATAGTTCAGATCAAGATTATGCTAATACATTCGACACAACTTACGGTGGAACTAATTATACTTGGTATTTGCATAGAGGTACCGGATCTGGTGCTGGTTATGCACCTATCATTAATGTAGGTGCTACATCAAACGACACCCAAGAAGATAAAGCTCCTTTCTCAAACGTTGGATCACAAGTAGATATTTTTGCTGCGGGTGAAGCAATACAAAGTAGCTTACAATCTGGTGGTATTAATGATCCAAGAAACAGCTCTTATCAGTTTGGCAAGTATCAAGGAACAAGCATGTCAGGACCACAGGTTGCCGGTGTTCTTGCTTTGTTAGCAGAATCATGGCCCAATATTACTCAAGCAGAGGCACAGGCTTGGTTGATAAATAAGGCATCAGTAGATCAAATGCAAGATACTGCAACAGATGATCCTATGGATACAAACAGTTTACAGGGTGCGCCAAACCTTTATTTGAGATGGATCAATCAGCGAGTAGAAACTGGCGTCACGTTTCCGCAAAAGAATTTTAAACCACGACCAGCCTCGGGTATTACTTATCCTCGCGCTAGAATTCGTAGAAGAGGCTAAAAGTGTTTATAAATATTAAAAAAGCTAAGGTTAAGTGAAATGGCAGAAATACTAACTACAAAATTAAAGAATGATGTAACTAGAATGTTCTATCAAGATATTCTAGACAACGAGTTTTACTTTGCAATTTCGTCAATTGCCACGGGCGAGTTGACTCGTATTGATGCCGCAAATTCGTTATATAGTAAAAATGAGTTTAGAGAAAATATTCTTTTTGGTAAAAGAGTATTTCCAGAAGATGTAAAATTCATGATAAAATATTACCCTTGGCAGAAAGATTCTGTATATGCTCAATACGACGACCAGATTGATATAGAATCTTTAAACTTTTATTCCATCGTAGGTCCTACAAATAATGACTCTGGAGATTACAGAGTTTACAAATGTTTATCTAATAATAACGGTGCTGAATCTACCGCACCACCAAATTATAATCCAACGACAACTAAACAGGTTTATAGAATGCCTGACGGTTATGTTTGGAAGTTTATGTATTATCTAACCGAGCAACAGTTTGAAGCATATAATGCAACTGGTTATGTTCCTCTTGTAGGAACGTTCGAAATTAATCCAGATACTGCTGCTGATGCAAATAATATTATTACAGGTTCAGAAGTAAGTGATATTTTTGTAGAGAATTATATCGATAACGCAGGTTATCCTTATTTAGAAAGCGGAATCGTCGCTGGTCCTCCAGGTAATGATTCTACTATACTTTTAAGATCTAATGATTTAAGCGAGATTCAAAACTACTATTCAGGTATGACTATTGTTTGTAATACACCAACAAACATTGCGTACGTATATGTAGTTGATACTTATACTTGGGATTCTATTACAGATAGAGGAAAAGTTAAAGTAATCGGCGATCCTAAGGCTGACGGAGTTATTATTAACTCTACTTTTAAGATTTTACCTACAATTAAAATTGAAGGTGATGGCACAGGTGCTATCGCTATTCCAAGAATAGTAAATGGTTCAATTACAAATATCGAAGTTTTAGATACAGGTAAAAACTATAATGCTATTACGGCAACAGTAATAGATCCTGGCTTTGATTTTGATCCAGATGATCCTAAATCAATCGACGTAAGAGCAGTCTTAAGACCTGTTATTTCACCGTTAGGTTATCACAATTTTGATTTAATTGACGAAATGCATTGCCGACATATACTTATGTATTCTTATATTACTGAAACAGATAATAACAAAATAGGCAAGAGTAATACTTATTCTGCTATTGGTCTTGTTAAGAATCCAATATTTACTCCAGATCCAGATACAGCTAATACTGCATCTCCTGAAGTATTTGATAATCGTTTACAAATTATTACAAACGATTACACAAAGTTCGTCGTAAATACTACCGTTACCCAAAAAGATATAAACAACAACATAACATTTAGTGCGCGAGTTCATGAAATAGATGATACAGCTAATACTGTTTACTTATCTAATTATATGGGCCCATATGTAAACGCTGCTAATAACGATATATCTTTAGATTACACGAAAAATCTTGTTAATTCTACAGGACAAAGAATTCAGATAAATACACCAGTAGCTAATAATGTTATTGAATCACGATATACTCAAAGATCTGGTACCGTATACTTTATGGAAGACTTTTTTCCTTTAACTAGAGAAGAAAGTTCAAGAGAAGAATATAAATTGGTCTTGGAATTTTAAGGAACTCAAATAGATGCCTATTAACACAAATTTAAATATTGCACCATATTTTGATGACTTTGACGTCGAAAAGCAGTTCTACAAGATTCTGTTTAAACCAGCTTATGCAGTACAAGCACGAGAGCTGACTCAACTTCAAACGATTCTACAAAATCAAGTTGAACAATTCGGAGATAATATCTACCAGGAAGGTACTATTATCAAAGGTTGCAACTTTACAAACCTCAACGGTTTACAATACGTAAAGCTCGTAGATAAAACTGGCTTTGATGTAGAGCAGTTTGTGTCTAGAGCAAGTACAGCAATTATTAGTGGTATCGTGACAGATGTTGATGTCGTATACGAATTAGAAAATGCTGCTGGTCTTAAAGCTAGTATTATTGCTGCTACCCGCGGATTTGAAACTCGCCCACCAGATCTTAATACATTCTTTATTAACTATCTGAATACAAACGGTGTTGTTCAGCGTTTTATCGCTGGTGAAAACTTAACAATCACTAAGTATGTGTATAATGGGTCAGTACTAGTTCCAAGCCTTCAAGAAGGTGGAGATCCTTTAGATCCAGACTGGAACATCAATGTCACCTTACAATCAAATCCCGCTGGAAAATCATTCGGTATTAGAGCATCTGCTGGTGTGGTCTTTCAGAAGGGTCATTTTTTATTCACTGAAGATCAAACTTTAGTTGTTTCTAAATATACTGATGTGCCAGATGATCTTTCTGTTGGTTATGAAGTTACCGAAAGCTTAGTTAGTTCTTTACAAGATAATAGTTTGTATGATAATGCAAACAGTTCATCTAATGCTAATGCGCCTGGTGCTGATCGACTTAAAATGGTTCCAGTATTAGTTGTTAAGAGTACAGCAATTGCTGATATCGATGCAGGATTCTTTACTCTTATTCGTTATCAAAATGGTTCTGCAGTTACTTTACGTGATGTTTCTCAGTTTAATTCTATTGCTGCTGAGTTGGCAAAAAGAACATACGAAGAATCTGGTAACTACATTTTAGATAGTTTTAAAATTGATTTAGATCGTAGAGGTGCAGAATTAACTGCTCTTGTTGGTAAAGGTACAGCATACGTTAAAGGTTACCGTGTAGAAAATAGCGGTAAGCTAGATTTTACCATAGATCCGATTTCAAACACCGCTATACAACAAAACCAAGCAACAAGCACTGATTATGGTTCTTATTTAGATGTTGTAGATGTTAGTGGTACAGTAGATATTAATTATGATACTGTAGATTTACAAAACGCTTTAAGTGGCAAAATCGGTGAAGCTTATGTTAGAAATATTACACCAACTAAAGTTTATCTTGTTGGCGTAAAAATGATTTCACCTAACTCGTTTAGTGAAGTTGTTCGAGTTATAGGTACTTCTGGTGTAATCAACGTAGCGCCAAACGCAAAAGTTAAGCAAATTGGAAAATCCCCAGTAATCTTTGATACAGGCACTCCTTATATCAAAGAAATTACTGATATGATTATTCCTGTTAGAGCGCAAGCTAGTGTTAGCATTGTTAATGATGAGATTCAGCTTACAGCGTCTATTAATGAAGATTTTGGTTTAGATCAAAACGACATTGTAGTTGTAGATACCTCAAATACTGTTATTCCAGTTACGTCAGTTACAAAAACGTTAAACAATTCTATACTAACAATCGCGCTTACTCCTGGTGCAACTGGTGGCGGTGACGTTTATTATAATAAGCGCCTTACAGCAGCAGAATCACATAACAAGGCTTCTGTAGAACCGTATGTTAAAATAAGCCATTTAACAAATACTGCTAGATATAGCTTAGGTTTCCCCGATGTTTATAAAATAGTTAGCATTAACACGGGTCCTGGCGGAATAGACTACACCGGCAGCTTTAAACTTCACACAAATCAAACTGACCATTTTTATGATATTTCATACATGGAATATATTCCAGGCCGTCCTCGGCCAGCAAATGGTCAACAGCTAGTTATTAAATTAGGTGTATTCCAAGTAAATACTTCTACCGGCTCGCATTTCTTTACAATTAACAGCTATCCTATTGATGATGAAACCGCTGTATTGCCTGGTGGTTTTATTAGATCTTCTGATCTTGCAACTTATAAAGCAGCAGATGGACGGCTTTTTAGTTTAAGAAACTGTTTTGACTTTAGACCATACGTTGATAAAGATGCAGCTGTTGATTACACTGATACTACTATTGGCTCAGCAGGAATAATAACTACCGGTGTTGGTGGGTATAATAAAACATTTAGCGGCACATACTTAGTTCCAGCCTTGCAAGCTACTATTACTTCTGACGTTGAAAATTACTTATCACGAGTTGACGTAATTGCTTTTGATTCTTTTGGTAAAGCTCAACTTATCAAAGGCGAAGAAGATCAAAACCCAATTACTCCAAAAGTAAGTCAAGATCAGCTTGTCGTTACTCAAATCTATATTCCTGGTTATCCCGCGCTATCACAAAAAGAAGCGTCAGAGCAAGGTAAATTCTCTTGTGCAATTCAGTTTAAATCGAGTGGCACTAAGAACTATACAATGCGCGACATTGAAAAGATCGAAAAAAGAATTGAAGGTCTTGAGTATTACATCAGCTTAAATCAATTAGAGCAAAGTTCAGAAAACTTGTTAATCTTAGATGAAAACGGATTAACAAGATTTAAAAATGGCTACATTGTAGATCCAATGAATGACGCAAAAATTGCCAATACTGATGACCCAAATCACAAAGCTGCTATTCACTTTGATAAGAAAATTCTTACTCCAGCATTGAATACGTTCCCTCTAGATTTGAAATATTCTGGAGCTTCTGGTGCATCTGTTTTCCCAAGTGTTAACAACGCCGAGATTGCTACGTTAAGCAGAAATGCTAACGTGAAATTGCTTGGGCAACCATATGCTACAAACTCTAGAAACTGCGTATCTAACTTCTGGAAATATGATGGCCAAGCAACAATCTCGCCAAACCATGATATGGCCCACGATACAATACAAAATCCAGTTCCTTTAGTGATTGATGTATCTGCAGCATTCCAAGATATTCAAGAAATATGGCCACTGACCGGAACTAACTGGTCTGGTGATGTGGTAGATGGTGATGCTATATCGTCACGAGTTGGTAGAACAACTACAACTACAACCCCCAGCACAGAAGCTGGCATTATTTCAAATCTTACAGTAAATGACGGTGATGCAAACGCAGTAGGTGATTTTCTCACTGATGTAACTTTCCAGCCTTATATGCGAACGCAAGATATTAAAGTCTTTGTGTCTGGACTACGTCCTAGCACACGACATTATTTCTTCTTTGATCGTGTTGATGTAAATGCTCACGTTACTCCAGGTACAGTAGTTGCTAATGCACGAGATATCCAGAAATTTGGAATTGCGGCAGACGCAGTTACAACAGATGCTAATGGAGTTCTACGCGCAGTATTTACTATTCCACAAGGAGTGTTCTTTGTTGGAGATAGAATATTAACAGTAGTTGACGTAGATCAGTATTCAAGTATTGATTCTGCGTCTACTTCAAAATCAGATATTGCTTATCACGCTTATAATATTACTTCAAGCGCGACAACAATTTCTACGAGAATGCCAGAGTTTGCAATTGAAGAAACAGCAACATCAAGAAACTTAGCAGACAGGGTAACAACAGTTATTGCACCGGCACCGGCCCGACGAGTAACCAACTCGGGCGATCCATTAGCTCAAACTTTCTTTATTAAGCAAGGTATGGGTCAAGGATCTAACAGTGCATTTATCTCTAAAGTAGATTTGTACTTCAAGAGAAAAAGTGATATTAATGGCATAACAGTTACGTTAAGAGAAGTTGTAAATGGTTATCCTTCTTCAATTATTTTGCCATTCTCTAAAATACACTACACATCTACTGATGTAAACGTTTCGGCGGATGCAACAGCAGTAACTGAAATTAACTTTGAAGCACCTATCAGAGTAGATGTTGAAAAAGAATATGCAATTGTTGTTCAACCAGACGCAAACGATCCTAACTACTTAATCTATACTTCTAAAGTTGGTGGAACAGATAAAACTACAGGTCCTACACAAGGTCAATCTGTTGTTATGGATTGGGGCGATGGTGTTTTATTTACATCTACAAACAACCGAGCATGGCAATCAGTACAAGATGAAGATATTAAATTTACTCTTTATCGTCACAACTTTAATGCCTCGACTGGTACTGTAAATCTTACAAACGATGATCATGAATTCTTTACTTTGAGTGATTGGGATGGAAGATTTACCGCTGGCGAATATGTTTACAAGCAAATTGATACTGGTTATACTGTAAGTATGGTTCAAGGAACAAATGTTATCACACAGTCAGGCAATGACTTTACTGCAGATTATTCTGCCGGCGATTATATCCTAGTACGTAATAGTGGTAATACTGCGTCTGATATATTTAGAGTTGCTAGTGTTGATACTTCTGTTCAAATCACAACCGACAAGCCATGTTCATTCAATGGCGCGAACGCTTCAGGTGTTCCAATTGTCGCGGGTGTAATTTCTCATTATAACAAGTACACTGCTTCAGAACTTCACTTAAAGAAGAGTTCTGCAGTTAACTTGAAAAGATTTGAAGTTGGTGATGTACTTACTGGATTCACGAGCGGAACTGATGGTACAATTGGAACTATTGATAATATTAATTTAAGTTATATACAACCATTAATTCAAAAAGCAAATGATTCTGTAACAACAACTTCTATTAATGGCACATTCACAGATCCTGATAACGTTGTTAATACATATAATATGCCATTAAAATTCGGTGATAATAATTTCTTCACCAGAAAAGGCGTTGTCATTTACTCTAAATCAAATAACTTTATTAATCCGAAGCCGTTTAATATTAATGTTGAAATGTCTAACTCTGCAAATCCTACTTCAACTCCAATTGTTGATCTAGAAATAGCTACTTTGTTAGCTTACCAATTTAAAGTTACTGATGTATCGGCTACTACGTCTAAATATATTTCTAAGACCATAGAGTTAGCTGAAGACTTAGATGCTGAAGACTTAAACTTGTATCTTACAGGATACAGACCTAATGGCACAGACATTAAAGTTTATATTAGACCTCAGCACACACAAGATAGCGCAGCATTCGATACAATTGATTGGATTGAACTAGAACTATTCGAAGGTGTTAATACTTATTCTTCATCTTCTAATGTAAATGACTATAAAGAATTTAGATATAAAGTTGCAGATGCTAATAAAGATACCGGTACTATCACATATACTAGTACATCTGGCACTTTTATAGGGTATAGAAAATTTGCTGTTAAGATTGAATTACTTGCAACTAACATTCACAATGTACCGTTTGTGAAAGATTATAGAGGAATTGCTTTAACATGATACAGGCACACGCTTTAATCAGAGACGAGAATACTCGAGCAGTTTTAAATACTGACGTAGCTGCTCTTAATAAATATAAGTCAGAAAGGGCTTTATATCGTAAAGTCGAAAAATTGACAAAAGAGCTCGTTGAGGTTAAATTGTGCCTAACGCAAATCAGCGCCCGTTTAGATAAGATAGAGAATAATTAAATGTCAAAACCTAGCATTCAAAATATTACTACGACTCAGACATTTCAAAATTGGTTTGATAAAACTAATGAAATGGTTGATATCATGCGAGACTCTTCGTTAACTGCGTCAGGCACCGGTGATATAACGGTTGGCGACGCAGTTCTTCAGGGTGAATTTACTGCAAATACTGTTATAGTATTCAATGATCTGTTAACAGATTTTGTTGAAACTAGAACGCCCGGTGCGACACTCGACTTTGGTTCTCCAGTTAAAATTACTCCTGCATTATCCCCTATAGCTGCAACGTTCGCATATGGAGTTTCTGGTGCTAAAACAAGATATACAGATAATATAACTGCTTGGGATATTGGTTACGACAGTTCTGCGGCTGCTAATTTCCAAATGGTTCAGGGTGGCGTTACTGCGTTTTCATTGTCCCCAGCTGGCGTGTTAACTGTACCGAGTATTGTAACTTCTACTGATGTAGAGATTGGTACTGACCTGAGAATCGATGGATTACTTACTTCTAATACTGCCACTTTCGTAGCTGCGTCTGGTAACTTTTCTGGAGATTTCTCTGGAGATTTTGTAGGTGATGTTTACGCTCCAGGTGGAACTGCAAAAGTATTTGAAAATGGCAATGGCACAACTATTCCTGCTACATTTACTGGTAATGTAAATGGTACTGTTAGTTCATTATCAAATCATAAAACAACAAATCTTGTCGAAGGTACTAAGCTTTACTTTACTACTGCTAGAGCAAGAGATTCATTAACAGGAAGTACTGGTGTAACATATAGTAAAACATCTGGTGAGATTGCTATCGGACAATCAGTTGGCACTACTGCTGATGTTGTGTTTAATACTGTTACAGCAACCGGAAATATTACCGCGTTTGGCTCTGTCTCAGATAGAACTATGAAAGAAAATATTACTCCAATTGAGAATGCTTTAGATAAAGTTTCACAACTTGGCGGATATAACTTTAACTATATCGGCGATGATACACCAATGACTGGTGTTATGGCTCAAGAGTTACTAGAAGTACTTCCTGGCGCAGTATATAAAACGATAGATCCAAAAACCAATAAAGAAGTATTTGCTGTACGACACGGAAATGTCATAGGTCTCTTAATTGAGGCTATCAAGGAATTGCAAGAAAAAGTAGGCAAGTAAATATGGCTATTAAAGATACTGGATCAATTTCCATAACCGACATTTCAAATGAATTCACTGGATCAGCACCGCACGCTCTAAATGAATACTATAGAGGTGGTGCTTATGTCCATGATAATACCGCAATCGTTCCAGACCATAATTCTACTATTCCAACATCAGGTGAAATATCCGTAGGGGATTTTTATGGAGCTACAAACTTATTCTATTTGCAGATATCTGAAAATGTAGAAAATTACAACGTGCTAACAGAGGCCGAGGCTAAAGGTTGGAACGAAATATCTAAGATTGTTCTGCTTATTGATAGCGGCGTATATGTTTGGTCTGATGATACAGCTAAGCCTGCACTTCTTATTCCCAATATAGGCCAGGCTGTTACTATAGAAAATTCTGGTTACATTATAGGCAAAGGTGGCAAAGGCGGGGTTCATTACGCTGCGATCAACCCCAGCGTATCGATTGGCGGAGATGGTGGAGTTGCTATAGCTGTTAAAGATGCTACTGTTATAATCAATAATTCTGGACTTGGTTTTATTGGTGGTGGCGGCGGTGGCGGTGGAGGCGGTGTACAAGCCGGCGGTGGCGGTGGAGCTGGCGGTGGTGTCGGTGGAGCTGGTGCTGGTGGTGCGGTTGGTGGCGCAGCTGGCACGATTGGAGAAAAAGGTTCTAACGCAGCTTTTAATGGTGGCAATACAGGCGGTATCGGTGGCAACGCAGGTGGATCTGGCGGTGGTGTGCAAGAAAATAAAGGCACAGATACTCGAGGCGCAGGCGGTGGTGGCGGGCGACGTATGGCTAGTACTGCTGGTGCTAGTGCTAGAATACCGTCTGGTGAAGGACAGGATTGGCCAGGTGGTTACGGTGGTGGTAATAATAGTCCAGGTGGTGCTTATGGTTACTATCTTTGGAAAACCGGCGGTAGCACAACTACGGGTGGTAGTGGTAGGTTTAACCACGCGGGTGGCGGCGGAGGCGGCTGGGGTGCTCCAGGAGGCGCTGGATATAGTGCTGGCGGTGCAGGAGGACGAGCAGTTTCATTAGTATTTGGATCAAATGTAACAGTTAATAATGATCCAAATGGCAGAATATACGGAGCATATCTACGATGAACCCTTATAAAGTAGTAACAAGCGGCCATTCATTTTTCTGCAATTCTTCAGTCCAAGAAATGATGGAGAACAAAGTCACAAGACCCGAAACATGGCGCGAAATGATTCATATATTAGAAACAAATGAATACTATCAAAATCTTGAAGATTTCAAAGTCAGAAGCTGGGTGTATAGAGCAAATAGAGCAATGCAACAATTTGATATTGTATCGCTTGGTGGTGACCTGAAAGAAACTAATAAATACAGAGTAATGAGAGAGAAAGTTCTAATAGAAGGCTCGTTGCAAGAATGCAGAGACTATATGAACGGTTCTCATCTTCGTTATATTAAAGAAGGCAACAGTTGTGATTGTCACTCAGAATGGGATCAAGTTGCCGACGCAATAGGCAATGTATCAACAACTGTTAGTGATTTACTCCAAGGTTGTTCTATAGAAAGAAAACACTACGATGCAGTAGACGATATAGAACTATGGCAGCTCGTAGAATAGTTTTAAATTAATTATTTTTAGTTTATAAGAACAGTCCGAGGTCACAATGCCTTTTTATAAATATAAGAAAAACACATAAGGGTATCATCGAATGTCAAAGATTTCCGAATTAGGTCCAATCAAAGGTGCCAATACTCGCTCTGAAGACCTTTTTGTTATCGTTAACCTTATCCAAGGTGATGACGGTACTAAAAACATTACTAGAAAAGAACTTGTAGCCGCGCTGCAATACGAAATCTTTGATAGAATAACCATCACAGGCGGCAACATATCTGGCGTTAGAATCTTCAGTTCAACTATTGAAGATAGCACCATGAATCGTAACTTGTTTAATAACGGCACAATTGATCAATCTGATATTACAGATACTACAATCACTGATGGCACAATGATTGGCACAGCTGTATCAAACGTTGCTATTACAACTTCAGATTTTTCTAATGGTACTGGTAATAACAACGTATTTACAAGTACGATTGTAACCGAGAGTGAGTTAAACAACTCAACCGGTAATAACAATATCTTTACCAATTCTACTATTGATGATTCTCTTTATAACAATGTTACCATCGAAGGTGGTACAGCTAATAACTTAATTCTTACAAACATTACAATTGATGAGCTTATTCTCGAAGATGCATTCATCTCGAATAGCCAAATCGATTCAACTACGTTTGCTAATGGCAGCATCGCAGATTCTGATGTTTCAAATGTAGTAATCACAGATACAGATATTTCTAATTCTGACATTAGAGATACAGATCTAGACAACGTAGATATTACAAATTCAAGATTCTCAAATGGTGAAATTTGGAATACTGTTCTTTCTAATAATACTATCTTAACAACTGATATTGTTGATTCTACATTCTCTAATGGTGATATCTTTGATACTACCGCAAATAATATCACTATTACAAACTCTGATTTCTCAGATGGCACTGGTAATAATAACGTGTTTACTAATCCAAGATTAGAAAACGCAATCTTGACCGGTGAAATGAATAACGTTGTTGCAGAAAATATTACTATTACAAGTTCTTCTTCTGACGGTTTAACTCAACAGAGATCATCTATTGAGCAGTCAGATATTACAGAATCAAATATCGCCAATTCAACTATCAATCAGTCAGAGCTTGTTGACTTTGATATGAATCTTACACGAACATTCGAGCCAATGCTTGATGAAGATAGTTATTTTGCTCTAAAGAACGTCAAGACTGGCGACACAGAGAAAATGACTTACCGTCAATTATACGATGAGTTCTCTAAGAAGACAGAAAAATCCCTTAAAGTACACGTTGCATCAGATGGTGATGACAAATATCCAGGCAGTATCTTACAGCCAGTACGTACTCTAAAGCGCGCTGAAGAACTTGCGCTACAAAAAGCCGGTGGCTCTTACGACCGCAATGATATTAACAATGCAGTACACATCTCGGTAGGTCCCGGTACTTACTACGTTGATGAACCAATCATGTTACCCGATGATTGTGCAATAACTTCAACTGCTGGTCAGTATGCTACACTTATTCAGAAGAAAAAAGGTTGGGAAAAGACTAACGGTATTCTAGTTGGTTCTGGTAACTACGTCCAAGGTTTTGGTTATATGAACTTTGAGGTTGATAACTTTGACCAACCTGAAGGTGGTTTTGCTATTGCATATCGTCCAGGCGCTTTGCTAAGACGTTCACCTTATATTCGAGATAGTTCCCAGCTTTCTAACTTCAACCGTTTAGATGTTGAGCCACCTTTGAATCCATTCAACTCTAAAGGTACAATCCTTGACTTAGGACAAGAATTCTATCTTGTTGCTGGCCATAGTGCTCAAGCACAATTTGAACTTGATGATGAAGTTACATTCTCAAGTGGTGCCACGGGTTATGTTTCGTATATTTTAGATATTGATTCAAATCGCCAGATTTATGTACGTAATCTTAAAGGTAACGTAGAAGTTGGAGATATTCTTTACGCTCAAAGAGGTGGTACTGGTACAATTGAAAGTATTGGTATTGACGACTTCCCAAATAGATTAGTTGGTCGCGGCGGTGGTTGTCTTCTAGCTGACAGAGCTGTACTAGATACTGACTCACTATATACATACGTATTGTGTTTTGGTTTCACACCTCGTACTCAAAACGGTACAGGTTATGTTGCTAAGAACGGTGCTGGTGTTAACGGTATTGGTTCGCTTTCAATCTTTACTCGCCAAGCATTCTTTGCTCTTGACGGTGGTCAAATGACTTTGAACAACTCCGGTTCTCAGTTTGGTGACATCTCAATGCGAGCACGCGGCAGCACAGTTATTATTAGACCAGCAAATGGTAATCAAGTTGAATTAATTGCTAATACTGACTTTGCAGATTCGATTGATACAAACAAAGAAGATATCATTGATGATATGGTTAATTACCTAACATCTAATACTACGAGTGGCGGGTTAGGTTATCAAGGTTACAATGCCGATAAATGTTTCCGCGATACTGGTATTATTGTTGATAACACTGGATTAGATATTGCAACTAATTCTAACTACTGGGGTCGCTTAAGCGGTATTACTTATCGTAGCCCAATTTCTTATGTAGTTGTTAATCAGCAGTTAACAGAAACTGTTGGTTCTATTGAGCATCTTAAAGATGATGTTAGTGCAATCTTTGAAAATGCAAATACCGAAGTTACAATTCGTGCAGAACGCTCGCTAGACGAGACGCTAAATGTTCTTCAAAATGGTGAAGAGTTTGCGTCACCGATTATCTTCTCAAATACTGGTGACGGCTCCGCAGTTGCAGCTCGTGAATTAGTACAAGATAACCGCGAATTCATTATTGAAGAATTCATCAATTGGTTAGATAATAACGAAGACTTCTATGCTTATGATTCAGCTAAATGTAAGCGTGATGTAAGCGAATTCATCTTGCCAGCAGTTAAATACGATACATTACTCGATACTAACTACAACTCAGTAACTTCTGGTTATGCTTATTACTTTAAAGCAGCTAAGAATGTTATAGGTGCACAGCGTGAAGAAACAATTGCTGCATACGAAAGATTACGTAAAACAACAGATGATCTTACTCAAGATACTTCTCCAGTGTTTGCTGCTGAAGCTTATGAGAAGTTCAACGAAATCCTTGATATTCTTAAGAACGACGGGGCTAAATTAACGCCCACTGCAGTTACTTACAATGCGGCATCTGGCGAATTTGTAATGACAGTTGGTGCTCATACATTAGATGTTGGAAGATATGTTTTGCTAGGCAGCGAAGCATTCAAATTCACGTGTAGCACAGACAATAACTTAACAGAAATTGTTCATCCAAGAAAATCAGATCCGGCATTTAAATCAGCTCTGCCAATTACATCTACGACGTCAACAACTATTACAGTTAATGTTGGGACAACCGGTTATACAGGAGTTCATACTCTTGTTAGTGTTGCAGATGACGCGGTATCGGTTCTTGGTTCAGCTATTGAATTTAGTGATGATGCGGCAATTCCTGCAGATAAGAGAAACGCGCGCAAGCAGCTTCAATCTAATCGCGAATTCATTCAAGATTATATGATGAACTGGGCAGACGCTGAATGGTTCTTCTATAATAGTGCTAAATGTCAACGTGATATGAAAGATTACATTGTACCTTCTGTGTTGAGAGATACACTAACAGGCACAAACTTTAACTCTATCCAATCTGGTATTGCTTATCGTCAAGCTATTGCAAAAGTTGCAGTTGATGATCAGCTCGTAGAAACAGTTGGTGCAGTTGAACACCTTAAGCGTGAAACAGTTGATACAGTTTCTGATCCTATTGTGGCAGACAGAATTGCTAAAGGATACGATGAAATTATTAGTATCATGCAAACAAAAGGTAGACAATATACTCCTACTGATGCTGCTTACAATCCTTCAACCGGTGTTATGACATTAACGCTTAATAACCACTCGTTTGAAACCGGTGATCAACTTGTGTTTGACGAAAACGCAGTTACTTTCTCTTGTGCAAACACTGCTACAAGCGTAGTTACTGAGATTTCTCACCCACGTTCTACTGATCCATTATTCAGAACTGCGGTTACAATTACAGGAACAACTGATAGCACTATCACAATGAATGTTGGTAATGCTGGTGGTTATACTGAAACACATACATTTGTAAGAGCTAAGCTAAACGGTGTTAAGCAAACTGGTTACACTAACGGCGCGTTTACTCCAACTACCGCAGCTTATGACCCAGTTACTGGCCTTATGTCAGTAACAATTGGCGCGCATGATTTCCAACTTGGCGACACAATTAAAATTGCTGAAGAAAGCATTACATTTAGTTGCTTAGACGGTTTATCAAACCCAGTAGAAATCTCTCATCCACGTTCAACTGATGCTGCGTTTAATACTAGCTTACCAATTATTAGTAAGACAGATACAACCATTACAGTTCAAGTTGGCAATGCTGGTTCCTACACTGCTGCACATACATTTGTATATGCTGCGCCAGATGCGATAAGAAAAGTAGAAATTTACAACGGTAAGTTCACCCCAACCGATGTTGCTTACAACCCAATTAGTGGTGATATGACAGCAACAATTGGCCAGCATAATCTTAGTGTTGGAAAATGGATTGAAATCGCAGATGAGTCTATTACACTATCATGTGCTAATACTGCTGCTAACACTACGGTTGAAATCTCGCATCCACGTTCTACAGACCCTGCCCATAAAGCACCGGTTAGAATTACAGATGTAACTGGTTCAACTATTACATTCAATGTTGGTAACGCAAACGGTTATACTGGCGAACATACCTTTGTAAGCGCAACAGTTGATTCTATTGATACTAACGCAATTTACTGGACTGATCCAGCTAAAATCGATTCATTCCATACGCCATTAAATGTAACATATGACCCCGCAACTGGTACATCAATAATTGAACTTGGTGCAGGACATGGTATTACAGTTGATGATCATATCGAGTTTAAACCACAAAGTATCGTGTTTAGTTGTGCAAATACCGTAACATTAGCAGTTACTGAAATTTCTCACCCAAGAATTGGTGAGCCTAATTACCAAATGCCATTAGAAGTTGATAGCGCTAATAATACGCACATTACCGTAACTTCTAGTGCTGCAAACGGTTATACTGGTGTTCATACTTTCGTAAGTGCTGAAGCAGGTTCTTTAGTTAAGACTCCAGTAAACGTAACACGCCAAGGTAAACTTGCTTCTAAACAGTTACAAGTTAACAAACCATTCTTGCAGGACGAAGTCGATGCTTGGATTCGAGATAACTACTTTGTGTATAATGATGTATTATGTGCAAGAGATACTGGTCTAATCTTAGACGCAGTACGTAGAGATATTGCTACTGGCTCAAATGTTAACTCAGTATTTACAGGTCTTGCTTATCGCTCAGGTAATGCATCAACTGAATCAGTCATTGCTAATGAATTAACAGAAACAGTCGGCGCAATTACTTGGTTGAAAGGCCAAATTGCTGATAATATTGTTGCTGGTGAAGGCGAAACAAGATCAAATGCCGCTTTCGATGAAATTATCGAAATCATGCAAAATGGTACTTCAAATGCTGATATCCGTGACACTGGCACAGCCTATGCTACGGAAGAAGGATACGACGCGCAGTTATTGTTACAATCTAACAAAGACTTCTTCATTGCTGAAACTACTGCATGGATTGCTAACACATACCCAACTGTGACATACGATTCAGCTAAATGTGAAAGAGATGTTAGTTGGTTCATTGATTCAGTATCTTGGGATGTCCAACACGACTCAAACGCAGCAACAGTTAATAATTCAAGATTGTATTTTGATAAAGCTGTTACTGTTCTTCCTGATAGCCAACGTCCTGCTACTGCTGCTTCATTCGAGCATATGGCTGAGATTGCTGGTCAAATAGTAAGAAACGAGTTAGTTGTTAATGTACAGCAAGGTGTTGAAACACAAGTTAGAGCAGTTGATGCTAATACTTCATTCACACCAACTGATGCATCTTATGACCCAGTAACTGGTCTTATCTCAGTAACGATTGGTGCTCACACACTTGAAAGTGGTGATTATATCATCATGGACGAAAATGCTATTACTTTCTCTTGTGCTAATACAGCAACACAAGTTGTAACTAATATCTCGCATCCAAGAACAACTGATCCATACTTTAACCGTCCAGTAGAAATCCTTGAAGTAACAGGAACTACTATTAAAATGCAGGTTGGAGTTGTTCCAAACGGATACGCAGGTGTTCATACTTTTGTAAGTGCAGTAGCTGATTCCTTTATGAAATCTTCTTCTCCATATGTTGCTACACAAGTAGAAAATCTGTTTAATATCATAACAAATATGGTTCGCGGTAATAGTTTTGCTGAACTACCTGCGATTAAAGAGCCATCATTAATTGGTGTTGGATACGATTCAACAATCAATGGCTACTTTGAAACAATTAACGGAAATACTGTTAAGTATCAAACAGAAATCATTGACTTTATTCGTGAAGAATACAATGGCCTTGGTTACAATACTGAACTTTGCTACAGAGACGTAGGTTTGATTGTTGACGCTATCAGCGAAGATGTAGAATATGGTGGCGATGGTGCTACAGTAAATGCTGCTACTTACTACTTTAATAACGCAGTAAATATTCTTCCATACGAGCAAAGAGTACCTACAAGACTAGCTTTCGAGCACCTTGCAGATGTTTCAGAAGACGTTATAACTAATAATATAGTAACACCAACCTCAGGTAATCTAACCTCTCAGGTCACTACAGGGACTCCAGCCGACGCTGCTACAGCAGAAAACGCTAAGAATCTTATTAACATAATATCAGATGTAGTTGATACTAGATTAGTTATTCCTGGGCTTGCTGGATCTCTTGATATTAGTGTTGGTCAACAAACTCCGGAATCATTACCGGCAGTTACTGCTGCTACAATACCAGCCATAGAACCAAGCAGAACCTTTGCGCGACAATCTTTACAGTTTAACAAAGAGTTTATCCAAGATGAAGTTGTTTCTTACATCAACGATCAATACTTTGTTTATAATGAAGATAAATGTGCAAGAGATGTTGGTTATATTCTAGACGCAGTTAAACGTGATGTACAAACTGGAAGTGATTACCCAAGCAAATACGCTGGTAGAGCTTATAGATCTGGCAATGTTGGAACTGAAATTGTAGTTAATGAGCAATTAGCAGAAACAATTGAAGCTATTAAGTATCTTAGAGAAGATATCTTACCAAGACTATCTGGTGTTGCTTTAACACGAGCTACTGCGTCATTTACAAATGTCATTAATATTATGAAAGACGGAACAGCCGGTCTTACTTACAGCACTTATGGTACTGCTAATATCGGTTCAAGTTACGGCAGTGCTACTGACGGCCTGCAGCTTAACAAAGCATTCTTAGCGGCTGAAGTAGTTGCATGGATTAATGTTCAAATTGCTGCTAATGTTCCTGGCTTTGTCGGTCTAACGTATAGTGAAGCTAAATGTGAAAGAGACGTTGGCTACATGGTAGATGCTGCATCTTACGATATTAGACATGGTTCTAATGTTGCAATGAGAGATGTTGCAAGATTCTACTTTGAAGCTGGCCAATCAATTCTTCCTGCTAATCAAAGAGTAGCAACAGCTGCAGCGTTTACTAGAATCGCAGCAGTAGCGGAGCAGGTTGTCCTTAAACAGGCAGTAGCGAAATCAGCAGGTAACTTGCTTGATCCAGTAACAACTGGCTTCGGTAACGTTGTTGGAGCAACCGGTGTTCAAGTAGAAGTTCTATTCAACATCGTATCAGATCTAATTACTGCTGGCGAAGTTATCGCAATGCCAACGGCAATCGAAACAGATAGCAGTAATCCAGCTGCAACTGGTTACGATTATGAAAGCGAAGTTGGAACGATTGAAGATCGTAAATCAACTCTTGCAATCGGTGTTAATAAGTTCTTACAGTCAGAATTTGATTATCTTGAGTACAATTCAATTAAATGTAAACGCGATGTTGGTTACATGGTTGATGCGCTATCACATGATATTCAGTATGGCGGTAACTCTGCAATGTGGACAGCGGCTCAAATTTACTTCGTTAACGCAGTGAACTTGCTACCAATAGAACAAAGAGAACCTACTAAGCGTGCATTTACACATATGGCTGGAATCATGCATAGTGTTATCAGACATGAAACAGTAACTGCAACAGCTGGTAATGTTCAAACTCAGTACATGAAAGGTTTAACCGCAAATAGAGAAATTGCTCAAGAAGCGAAAGATCTTGCACTTATGGTTGCTAACATTGCTGATGATACTAATCCTACTAACTTGCCAGCACGTATTGAGCCAAATACATCTTGGATCAACAATATCCTTATTACAGAGAAAGACAAGGTAGATAATGCGCTAGAAACTCTAGTTACAAGCATGATTAACTTTATCTCATCTGAATACAAAGGTATTAGTTATCCTAAAGAGAAATGTCGTAGAGACGTTGGTATCATTGTTGATGCTTTATCACACGATATTCAATATCAGACAAACTATGCTACAAGACTTTGTGCAAATATGTACTTTGATAACGCAACAAGTGTTCTACCATTCGATCAAAGAATGCAAACTGCAGACTTTTACGAAGAAATGGGTAATGTACTAAATAGTATTGTAGTTGAAGGCTTAGTTGGTCAAGACGTAACTGGAACGCCAGCAACACTTGTTGAAGGTAACGCAGTACAAGATCTTGTAAGAATTCTTGAAGAAGCAATTCGTAGAAACGGTCTAGATGCTGTACCAGAACTTATTGAACCAGATACATCTTGGGTTGTTTCTGAGAAGGTAGCAGCTGGCGAAGTTATCGATTCTAACTTAGATGAATTGGCGGATGACGTAACTGATTATATTGCTGATAACTTTACAATCATTGATTACAGCAAAGCGAAATGTCGCCGTGATTCAGGCTATATTCTAGATGCAATGAGCTATGACTTAAATTATGGCGGTAATATTGCTTCTAGATGGAATGCAGACTTCTACTTCTGGAATAACCAATTGCGCATCCCAGAGAATACAAGAGTTGCAACTGCACAATCTTATCGTCAGCTTGGAAGAATAGTTAAAGACGTAGTACTCGGTCAATATCCTGGACAGATTCTTCGCCCTGAAACTGGTAGTGAAGTTCAATCTGTACAAGCTAACGATCTTGGTATGATCTTCTACAACGCACTGTTCTACAACACTCCTAACAAGCTTGGACCAACTATTAATCCAGATTTTGCTTGGGAAGATAATAAAGCATTCGGTTTCGCTAAAACGATTCTTGATAACAATAAACGCAGATTACAAAGTGAAGTACAAAGGTTTATTACTTCTGAATATAAGTTTATTGATCTACCTAAGACTTATCGCGATGCTAATAACTTCCTTAAAGTTATCCAGAATGATTTCAAGTTTGAAGATCCACTCTTGGGTCCAATTGGTTCAGATAGAGCTTCAAGATCTTTCGTTGGTGCATTATTTAATATCGATGCTAAACATGTATTCCCAGTGTTTAATCCGCCAGCAACATTTAGCAATTGGCGCAAACTGAGATTCAAAGGTACTGTTGCAAATACTACAGAACGTGATGCATTAACTGGTATGAAACGTTGGGACGCGTATATTATCCCAACTGATAATAACACAAATCGTTATGCTGGTGATATCATTCATTGGACAGGAACAACGTGGACTGCTACTGGCGCGGTTGGAGCTAACAATACTGATCTGCTAGACGCTTTCACAGGTGCTTGGACACAGATGAAAACTTATATAAATAACAATATCGCTACAGATCAACCACAAAGAGATATGGTAACCGAATTGATTGATAACGTAATTATAGATAGTGTTCTTAGACCAGACTTCCTAGTCTTCGGTTCACTAGTTGAATCAATTGCTCACCAGTTTAATGGAGCATCGGCAGGTGTTAATAGAAACGCTTTGCCACTTAACTTCAGAAACGTTGGTGCTGCTATCGGTGCAAACGCTTCAGTATTGTCAGAAAACGGCGGTCGTATCAGGTGGTCTGGATCAGACGAATTAAACAACCAGTACTTTGCGCGAGGTCTAAAAATTAATGGTAGAACAGGTCGTATCGAAGGTCGGCCGTTCACATCATCGGTAAGAAAACTTGCAAGAAGAGCATCTAACTCAAGGGCATCTCTATAATGGCTATTACAACAATCGTAACATCTCAGGCGCCAGATGCAAAACCGGTCGCAAAGTCTTTTACATTGACGACCAACTGGCAAACAATGATCGAGGTACCTAACTATGAGGTACCGGAGCTTGTCTTTGGTGGATCAACAACAGTAGAACCGGGAGTAGGCGAAGTTATTTCGCCTCTCATTCTGTGTAACTTTACAGCAAACACTGTTGCAATTGATGTAAGAACTCATAGAGAAGATGTTAACGCAGAATTTTGGATTATTAGAAATCTTCAACTTCCTGCTTATGACACAATTCCTCTGCCGCTTAATGGTCAGTTCTTTAAATCTGGTGATTTGCTAGAAATTAAATGTGATACAAACTTAGCAGTAGATGCTTCACTATCCTTTACGCTGGGTCAATCCGAAGAGGATGATGTATAATGGCTTTTAAATCTATAAGCGGAAGTAGAATAATTGGACAGGGTACACCGCAAGCTGTCCCTATTCAATTAGATCCAGCTCCGTACAAAGGTGCTATTGCGTATGGTACTGACGGTTTAATATACGTATCTACAGGTATAGCATGGAATAGTGTTGGAGCTGGCATTCAAGGCACAACTGGTATTCAAGGTGATGATGGTTTACAAGGTACGCAAGGTACTTATGGCCCAGGCTTTGATGTTATTGGTTCAGTTCCCGATGTTGATGCGGGTGGTGATCCACAAGCAACTCTTAATACTGCGTTTGGATCGGCAACAACAGGACAAGCAGTAATTGATGAAGCTGATGATGAACTTTGGGTTTATGACGGTGTAAATTGGATTAACGTTGGCTCATTTCGCGGTGTACAAGGTTTCACTGGCTTCCAAGGTATTCAAGGCAACCAAGGTACTATCGGTCAAGAAGGTATTCAAGGTTCTCGTGGTTTCCGAGGATTCCAAGGTACACAAGGTGTACAAGGCACAGTAGGTATTCAAGGTACACAAGGTATTCAAGGGATCCAAGGAACTCAAGGCGTACAGGGTGTGCAAGGTGATACTGGTATCCAAGGTGATACTGGTATCCAAGGTATTCAGGGCAACCAAGGCGTACAGGGTAATCAAGGCACAACTGGTATCCAAGGTGATACTGGTATCCAAGGTACTACTGGTTCATACGGTGGAATTTCTTTTGAATTCGCGTTTGATACTAATAACGCTGCAGCTGATCCTGGCACAAAGACTTTAAGATTCGGCGCGCAGCCGTATCCAAGTACAAATAGAATCTATATAAATGATTTCGCCGGTCCTGGCACAGTAGACATTTCCAATATTTGGAATACTGTTGATGCATCAACTAATCCCATCAAGTGTAGCTTAAAGTTTACCAAAGTTAGTGACATTTCCGTATTCGCAGTATTTCATGTAACTGATATAACAGACAATACTGGATGGTTTACACTTGACGTAGATTATGTCGGTCATAATGGTAGTTTTTCTCTTAATGATGACATTATAGTATCGATATCAGAATCTGGTGCTCAAGGTGTGCAAGGCCCGCAATCAACACAAGGTACAACCGGTATCCAAGGCGACATTGGTTTCCAAGGTACACAAGGTGTTCAAGGACATCAGTCTACACAAGGCATCCAAGGTGATACTGGTATACAAGGTATCCAAGGGACGCAGGGCATCCAAGGTAATCAGGGTGTTCAAGGTGTGCAAGGAACACAAGGTATCCAAGGTGATGTTGGTTTCCAAGGAACACAAGGTGTTCAAGGCTTCCAAGGTACAATTGGTATTCAGGGTTTCCAAGGATTTCAAGGCCTGCAAGGTGGAACTGGTAACCAAGGTACACAAGGTTTCCAAGGCACGCAAGGTTTTGTCGGTGTTCAGGGAGCGGTTGGTCATTACGGTGGTTTAACTCACGAGTTCAACTTTGTAAGCAATATAACAGCATCTACTGCTCCAGGCACGAGCGGCTGGAAACTTAACACTGACAATATTGAAACTGCTACAATCTTAACAATTGATGATGTTCCGTTAGATAATTTTACAAACGATATCGATGAAACGTTTGATTGGTTAGCTGCAATTCCTGGAGCTAATAAAGGTCTTATCGTAATCGAAAGTTTTGATGATGGTAATGGTCCTGCAGGACACCATCAGGTTGTGTACGAATTCTCAAACTTTACTTGGGATGGTGCCGGTAAAACATTCGGTTGGTTTGACATAACTTATGTCGGACAATACGGTGTTATAAGCACAAGTTGGGCTACTGATGTAATTGGTGGCGGCCACGGTCCTAAGACTCTTATTAACTTTGTTCCACGCGGTGCGGCAGGTATTCAAGGTGATACTGGTATTCAAGGCGATACTGGTATTCAAGGTGATACTGGCATTCAAGGTGTTCAAGGTTTCTCTGGTATTCAAGGTGTTCAGGGTTTACAAGGTGCACAAGGTATTGCTGGCGCTTATGGTGGTGCTTCTTTTGAGTATGACTTTACTCCGGACACTTCGCCAACAGGTCCTGCTTCAGGCTTAATTAAGTTTAATAACGCTGATTTAACTGCAGCTACAATCTTAAGAATTTCTGATACAGAAACTAATGGTGCAAACTTAGATCCGTATCTAAGAAGTTTAGATGACGGCGGTAGTGCATTATTAGGCTATATTAAAATTGTTTCGATCGCTGATCCAGCAGAGTTTATATTATACTCTCTTACTGCGTTAGTAGAGAATGCAGCTTATTATAATTTTAGTGTAACATACTTAACTAAATCAGCCAATGCTGACGCAACTTACTTTACAAATAATACAGATATCATCTTTACGTTTACTCGCGCTGGTGACATAGGCGTTCAAGGTACTCAAGGTGTACAGTCATTGCAAGGTTTACAAGGTGACTTTGGTCCACAAGGTACAACTGGAGCGGGTACTCAGGGTGCACAAGGAACGTTTGGTATTCAAGGTGATCTTGGTATTCAAGGTTTCCCAGGACCAATTGGCCCACAAGGTATTCAAGGGACTGATGGTAACCAAGGTACTGGTGGTCTACAAGGTAATACTGGTGGATTTGGTGGTGTAACATTTGATTACACTTATAGCACTGACATTGCAGCTACAGATCCGGGTGTTGGTACTCTTAAGTTTAATGCTACTGATTTTGCTTCTGCAACTGCTATGTTCATGGATGATAGAGATGACGGCTTTGTTGATATCCAACCATTCCTAAGAACAATTGATGATTCAACTAGCCCGATTAAAGGTCACTTTAAAATATCGGAAAAAGCAGATCCTAGTAAGTTTACAATATTTACTATTTCTTCATTAACAGAAAATGCTGGTTACTTCACAATTGCATGTGGAGTGGTAAGTGGTTCAGTAAGTGTTTTTGCAGATGCTGAAGATATTATCATTACATTCGCAAGAACTGGTGACATTGGCCCATTAGGTCCGCAAGGTGTTCAGGGCTTTACTGGTATTCAGGGTGATACTGGTATACAAGGTGGTGGCGGTGGAATCGGTATCCAAGGTACACAAGGTTTGCAAGGCGAGCTTGGTGCTCAAGGTACGGCAGGTTTTGTCGGTGGAAGCGGTACACAAGGTTCACAAGGAACACAAGGAACACAAAGTGTTCAGGGTATTGCTGGCGCTGATGGCGATGAAGGTTTCCAAGGGTCTCAAGGTATTCAAGGTCTGCTAGGAACTGGTATACAAGGTATTCAAGGCGAATCCGGTCCTCAAGGTATTGCTGGTCTTGGCGCTACTGGTATTCAGGGTTTCCAAGGCTTGCAAGGTATTCAGCAAGCAGGACATCAAGGCGTACAAGGTAATGACGGACCAATTGGTTTTGGTTTGCAAGGTACTCAAGGCGTACAAGGTTCGCAAGGTACCGAAGGCGACACTGGTTCCCAAGGTGTTCAAGGTGTTGGCGGACAAGGTACTATTGGTTTCCAAGGCGTTCAAGGCCTTGAAGGCGAGTTTGGTACACAGGGCCTTCAAGGCCAAGATGGCACTGGTAACCAAGGTATTCAAGGTTTCCAAGGTGCTGCAGGTATTGGTGATGAAGGTCTTCAAGGTCTCGGTGGTTTCCAAGGTATTCAAGGTAACAATGGTGAACTTGGTGACGAAGGTTTCCAAGGATCTCAAGGTGTTCAAGGCTGGGATGGTTTTCAAGGAATTGACGGCGGCCTAGGTACTACTGGTCCTCAAGGTTCTCAAGGCATTCAGGGTGACTTTGGTATTCAGGGTATCCCAGGTTTTGGCGCTCAAGGTACACAGGGTACTCAAGGTGTTCAAGGTCAACTCGGTATTCAAGGCTTCCCAGGACAAGGCACGCAGGGTATTCAAGGTGTTCAGGCAGCTCAAGGTGTTCAAGGTGAACGTGGCTTCCAAGGTACTCAAGGTGTGCAGGGTCCTGGTATTCAAGGTGGTATTGAAAACATCCAGAATATTCATGATCAGTCTACTGTATTGCAAGAATCGCCATTAGCTATTGGATTTGTGGAGTTTGGTACTCCTCACAGACCTCTTTTAACTACAGGTGGCCCAAATCCTGGCGGTGAATCTAACTTCTTTTATACTTCAAGTGCAGATGAATTAACAGTAGAAAACGCCCAGATTGAAGGCAACATGGTAGTTGTTGGTACACTAACCGCGGGATCAATAACTGGTAACAATGCTGAGTTCCACTTTCCAAATGATGTAGTATTGTCATTTGGCGGAGCAGAAGGTAGCGGTAATGTTAAGCAATACTTCGACAGTTCGCTCAATGCATTAGTTATGAGAGCGAATACTAGTATTGCAACATCGGTTAAATTCAAAAATTCAGCTGCTACAGATATATTTAACTTCGACTTAGCTACCGGCGACCTTACTGCTACTGGCGACCTAAATGCTAACTCAGACGAAAGATTGAAAGAGAATATCGAAACTATTAACAACGCTCTTGAAAAAGTATCTAATATGAGAGGTGTTTACTTCGATATGAAATCAAGACCTGGTGTTAGAAAAGTTGGTTTGATTGCACAAGAAGTAGAAAACGTACTCCCAGAAGTTGTTTCTACTGATCCAAACGGTGAAAACATCAAGAGTGTTGCTTATGCAAACATTGTTGGACTTTTGATTGAAGCGATTAAAGAACTTAAGAGTGACGTTGACCAGCTCAAAGGTTAATAACAGTTCTCGGTTTATTTAAAATTATGAGGGGGCGCTTAGCCCCCTTTTTAAATAATCTCCTTCTATTATAAATAAAGAAAATAGGATAAAGAGATATAACATGAGTTCTCAATTAAACATTTACATAGATCAAGGTACCGATTTCAGACTTACAGTCGAGTTATTTGACGACGATGACTTAGATCTACCTATTGCAGCTTACACTTTCTTCGGAGATCTGAAAAAGATATACTCCGCAAAAAGATCTGCAGAGTTTGAATTCGAAAAAACCGATAATGATATTACATTAATATTATCTGCTGATGTAACTAGTCAGCTAACGCCCGGAAAATACCAATATGATGTTATGATGAGAAAGCAAACCGGAGAATTGTCAAAAATCGTTGATGGACTTGCGTTTGTTATATCAACCATCACGGAGGTTTAAGTCGTGACTGTTAAAGTTAAAGTTGGCTCAACCAAGAATATTCGCCTTGTTGCTACTGGCGAAAAAAGACCGGTAATAGTTCCAGATTCAATTACCTTAGGTATTGATACCGTAGGGCCATACGTTAGCGAGATTTTGTCTGGCGACGGAATAGCCATTACAACATTAGATATTGGCGCTGGTGGTGAATCAGCAAACCTCGTTATATCTCATTCAGTTACATCTACCGAAGCAAATACAACTAATAGTACACTCGAATTTGTTCAAAATGCTACTATTGACCAATTTGGTCATATTACTGGTTTCTCTAATGCAGGATTAGACGCTAATAACTTTATTGTCTCAGATAGTGTAATTGGTTCTAAAGACATTACACTTGGTAGTACTGCAATCACACTTGGTGAAACAACAAACGAACTTAGAGAATTAAGTCTTGCAGAAATTGGTGAATTCACAATCACCGGTAATACTATTTCCGCGCCTAGCGATATTAACTTTAGTTTAGCTACAGCTGATGCAGTTATTAATGCTGGTATTCATCGAATTGTTAACGTAGAAGATCCTGTTAATTCTCAAGACGTAGTTAACAGAAGATATTTAGAAGCTGAAATTCAAAGTATTGAAGAAACTGTTAAAGTTATCAGCGATCCTATTTTACCAACAGATGCTACTAATAAAAGATATGTTGATGGATTAGTACAAGGACTTTTAGTTCGCCCATCGGCACTTGGCGCGACTACGGCTGATCTTGGCGGTATTTTCGAAAGCGGCAATACTATTGTTTCATCTACTATTACACTTGACCCAGTTTCAGTTCTTTATATCGACGACATTACATCTTGGGACATCGGAGATAATCTAGTTGTTAAAGACCAGGTTAATTCTACAGAAAATGGTTCTTATGATCTTATCCAAAAAGGTAACGCGAATACCTCATGGATTTTCGCAAGAACAGAATGGTCAAATGAAAGTACAGAACTACCTGGCTCATATGAATTTGTAACAGACGGTACAGAAAACGGTGGAACAGGCTGGGTTGTAACAGTAAGTGATGCGTCGACATTCGAAATTAACCAAGATGATATAAATTGGACACAATTTTCTGGTGAAGGTACTTATGTTGCTGGACAAGGTTTAACACTTGCTGGCAGTTCCTTTGTCGTTAATGAAACACAGATTCTTTCTCAAATTACGCCAGTCGATGATACAGTAACAATTAGCGGTACTGGTTCTTTAAGATTACCAGTCGGGACAACTGCTCTTCGACCTACTGCTGTTCAAGGTATGGTCCGATTCAATGCTGAAGATGGTCAATTCGAAGGATACGATGGTATTGCTTGGGCTGGTCTCGGTGGCGTTATTGATGTCGACCAAGATACGAAAATTGTTGCAGAAAGTAGTCCCGGTGCTGATAACGACGAATTAAAATTTTACGCCGGTGGTACTTTAGCTGCTACTATTAGTGCTAATACCGCTGCGTTTACCGGTGATGTGTCAATTGCAGGTAACCTTACTATCGGTGATCAAGATACTGATACAGTTAGCTTTACTGCTGACGTTACATCTCATATAGTTCCAGATGCGGATAGAACATATTCTCTTGGCTCTGACTTAAAGAACTGGTACAAGTTAAACGTAGATACTATTACAAGTTCTGATGGGATTGTAAAGTTCAGCGATACTGGTGCAATAAAAATACCTACCGCAAATACAGCTTTAAGACCAATTGGTCAAGCTGGTATGCTTCGCTTTAATAGTGATGAAGGAAGATTTGAAGGCTACGACGGTACAATATGGTCAGGTCTTGCTGGATCAGTTATTGATTTAGATAAAAATACTTATATCATTGCAGAAACATCTGCTGGTTCTAATAATAATGAGCTTGACTTTGTAACGGATAATGTTCAAAGAATGCAGATTGGCTCAACTGGTGATTTGTTATTTGGCTCTAATCTTGATAAACTAATAATTAATTATACCACAGGCGATATGTATGTCAACGGTAAATTAACAGCAACCAACAATTTAATTATTGATCCTGTTGGTTATATCAGTGTTGCAAATAATACAATTACCGATGTCGCGACTCCCGTTAATCCGGGTGATGCGGTTAACCTTCAATATCTAAATGATGAGTTTGCTTCTGGATTAACAATTGTAGATAATGCTAATACTTACACAGATGGTATTAATCTTCTTGCGAGTCCAACTCTAAGTCTTGGTCGCGGTCTTGAATTAATAGATCTTGATACTGCAAATAACACATTAGAATTCGGTCTTGATGTTACTGGTGTTCAACCAGCGATGTATGGTACTGATGGATTTACTCCTCGTATTCGTATTACTGAAGACGGTCGTATTGACTTTGCTACAGATATTCCACTAGAGCTTCAAGCAAACGCGATTCCTAACTTTACAGAAACATCTCGTGATATTATCGCGCTTATGTTTACCGATGGTAATGCGAATAACGAAGGTATCATCGCAGTAAATGATGATGCTGGCGACGTTATGAATTTACTTGCTAAGAACTTTACCGTTACATTAGACGGTGATGTTTCTGGTTCAGCCCAAGTAACTCGTTTATCAGATACAACTATTACTACAGCTTTGACCGCTGACTTCATATCTAACCTGATTCCAACAGATGCAAACTCTGGTATCACAGTTACACATACTGCTGGTCCAAACTCTAATGCAACAATTGAATTAGATTTTGATTATTTAGATACTCAATATATTACAACTGCTGGCGGAACTTCCACTGGCGATATTATTGCTCCAAGATTTGTCGATTCTGATAATACTAGTTATTATATAGATTCAGCCGGAACTTCTCGTATTAATACGATGGAGGTTGGTTTTGGTGCAACTAATTCGCAAATTAAGATGCGCGATGGTCCAGGATCATTCTCTTATCTTTACAGTACTGCTGGTAAAATTGGTTTTCTTAATAATACGTTTAACTTTGCGGCATATTCCGAAAGATCTACTGGTAACTGGGTCGTTGATAATGGTGACGTAAGAGCAGAGAGATTTGTTGATACAGACGCAACAACTTACTTTTTACATCCAGGTGGCACTGATTCTAATCTAAAACAGATTACAATAGAAGATAAACTTGTCGTAAGCGATATTTCCATTGGCGGTGATATTGGTGTAAGAACTATTGCAACATCTACTGGTATTCTAAATATAAATTCAGATAACGGTATTAGTTTAGATGGATCTGGTAATGATTTAGATGTTAATAGCTCTAAGATTACTAATCTTTTAAATCCAACCACTGGTCAAGATGCTGCAACTAAATCATATGTTGATGCGGTTGCTCAAGGTTTAAGAGTTATTCCTGCTGCGCTTGCTGCTACTACAGAAAATCTAAATGCGTCTTTTGCTGGTGGTGTTATAACATCTACAGTTGCCGAAGCGTTTAGTGTTGATGGTGTTACTGCATGGTCAATTGGTGATATAGTACTTGTTAAAGATCAGACAACTACATTAGAAAACGGTTCATATACAGTAACAATAGTTGGTGATGGATCAACACAATGGGAACTTACACGCGGCGAATACTTTAATGAATCATCTGAAATTCCAGGTGCATTCCAATTCGTAACAGATGGTACACTAAATAGTGGTACTGGTTGGGTTGCGACAGTTGACGACGCTGAAACATTCACGGTAGGTACTAACGACGTTATTTGGTATCAGTTCTCTGGTGCTGGAACATATACAGCTGGCGAAGCATTAACATTAACCGGAACTGAATTCTCTATCACAGATGGAGATATTGCTAACAATAAACTTGCTAATCCTCAGTTCACCATAAATGGTGAAGCTGGTGCAAACACAGTTATTGCTCTTGGTGAGACTCTTACTATTGAAGGAACGGATGGCGTAGATACGACTATCTCTTCTGGTAAGGTATCAATTGCAGTAACTACACTAGATGGTGGAACGTTTTAATTTATTAAAACTAATTTAGTTATACCTTAAAAGCTATATAGCTATTATAACAAAGGGACATAGATATGTCAACCAATATTTTACTTCGTAGGAGTGCTGTTCCTGGACGCATACCTACTACCGAACAGTTAAACCTAGGTGAGTTAGCTATTAACACAGCTGACGGTAAGATCTATTTTAAGAAGTATGACGAGACGGCAAATACCGAAACGATCATTGATATATCTTCTAACTTAGATGCTGCAGCTATTCTCGCAGAATTGATAACGGTTGATGGTGCTGGTTCAGATTTAGATGCTGATTTTTTAGATGGTGAGCATGGTGCTTATTATTTAGATTGGGCAAACTTTACAAATACTGCTACTACAGTTACGGCAGGAACATACGGTTCCGCATCAGAAGTTCCAGTATTTACTGTTGATGCTGATGGTCGTTTAACTGCTGCAAATACAGTTTCAGTCGCAGGTGTGTCTAATACCACTTGGACTGCAGCTAATACAACATTTACTATTGACACAGCTGACGGAAATAGTTATAATACTATTATAGATACGTTTAATGTGTTAGACGTAACAACAAACATTACTGTTGGCGGAACTGTTGACGGTCGTGATGTTGCTGCTGATGGTGCAAAACTCGATTTACTAGAAGATGGCTTAGATCTTACCCTATCCGGTAAAGTGACTGGCTTTGCTTCTTCAAACACCGGTGTAATGACTCTTACTACTGAGTTAGCAAATACTGGTGTGACTCCCGGAACTTACGGTTCCGCAACAGCTGTACCCGTTATAACCATTGATGAAGATGGTCGTATTACTGTAGCAAATACTTCTGCAGTTTCGGGTGTTGAAGATTTCTTCTTTCAAGATGCTAATAATACTATCACATTGGAAACTGGTGATGGCACAACTTATTACGCGAAGATTGATAAACTTGATCGTATTGAAGAAGATTTAACTGTTACTTTAGAAGGTAAGGTAACTGGTACTGTAACATCAAACAACGGTATTATGACGGTTCAGACTGAACTAGCAAATACAACAGTTACAGCAGGTTCATATGGTTCGTCTACCTCTATTCCAGTTATAACAGTAGATGAAGATGGTCGTATTACTCTTGCGAATACTGCTTCTGTTGCCGGTGTTGACGACTTCTTTTGGACTACAGCAAATAATACATTAATTCTTCAAACAGGTGATGGCACAGAATATCTAGTTCCAATTGAAGATTTTAATGACATTAGTGCAAACAATGTTACAGTTTCAGGAACGGTCGACGGACGCGACATTGCCACGGATGGCGCCAAATTAGATCTTATTGAAGATGGGGCAACAGCAGATCAAACCGCTGCAGATATTCGTGGCCTTGGTTTCTTTGATGTTACAAATGATGGCAATGGCTCATTACTTGATGCCGACTTGCTGGATGGTTATCACGCCAGTGAGTTACTTTCTGAAGCTGCTGATAATGCTAGTGCATCTATTGGTAATGGCCGAGTAGAAATTTCCGGTTCAAACGGATTAACTGGAACTGGCGGATTCAATCTTAATGATTTTGCTAATACCACGATTACTATTGAGCATGCAAACACGTCGTCAATTGTAGATTTTGCCCTTACAGATGGTAACGTTGTAACCGGCATTACGTTTGATACTTATGGCCATACTCAAACAACTACTTCTACAGATTTAGATGGACGTTATTACACTGAAACAGAATTAGATGGTGGCCAACTAGATAATCGATATTACACTGAAACAGAATTAAACGCCGGCCAACTAGATAATCAATACTATACTGAAACAGAGTTAGATGCTGGTCAATTAGATAACAGATATTATACCGAAACAGAATTAGATGCTGGTCAATTAGATAACAGATATTATACCGAAACAGAA